TTCAATATCATCTGGTTCTTCATCTTCCATTGCTGGGTCATTACCCTCATCCTCAATAGACCTGAATCTAAATCTATCTTTTAAATCTTCAATCATTTTAATCTTTTGTTCATCCGATTCAGCATCTGATAATTTGAAAATATTATCATATACCCAATCTTTAGATAACATATTCAATCCTTGAATATCTTGAGCCAATCTAATTTTTTCACTCCATAAGTTTACTTTTTCTTGTTCGTAAATATATGATGGATTTACTAATTGTAATTCAAAGTTAACCATTTCTGAATCTTGAATACCTTGTGAATATAAATGAACAATTGCAATTTTAGTTAATTCAGATACTACTGTTCTTTGTATTCTTTCTATTGTTCTTGCAAATCTAACATCTTCTGCTGCAAGTGTTGCTTTACCTGCAATGTTTTCTTCATATCCTAAATAAGCTTTTGGAATTTTAAGAGCTGCAAATAATTTGTTTTTTAAGTAATCAATATCTTCGATAGTTGCATATTCTAAACCTGCAAGGTTTTCAATGTTTGTACCACTATCACCACCTCTAACTGGTAAGTAGAAATCTTCAGTTAGGTTTTGCATATTGTACTTTAAGTTGTAATCACCAGTATTTCTATCAACGAAAGGAACTTTCTTCATTTTATTGATGATTCTCTGCATATAGTTATCAACCTCTGTTGGAGGGATATTTCCTATGTCCACTTTGAATACTCTCTTTTCTGGTGCTCTCATGATTCTATGAATTAACATAGCATCTTCCATTAGAGATAACTGTTTCCACAATCTTCTACCATTCTCAATCATGGATTTACCATAAGGCAACCAGTTAGTATCCGCTAACAATCTAAAGTGAGCGATTTCAAAGTTTTCATATTCTTCTTTACCATTCGGGTCCTCAGTAATTTTAAACTTTACTGAATTTGGATTTGATGGGTCTGTTCTTTCTAATCTTTCTGTATTGTAAACAGAGTGAGGAGTAACATTTACGATACCTTTACCTTCTGCAACTTCTAAACCTAAGAAGAAATCTCCATATTTTACCAAGTTTCTTGTCCATGGCCATAAATTAAATTCTACGTTGAGGATATCATAAAATAAATTTTCTAATAAATCTTGTACTTTTGGATTTTCAGATTGAATAAGAAGTACATCACCAAATTCGTTTTTTAATGTACACTCATCTGCGTATATATCTAATGCTGATGCTAATATTGGGTCGTTATCCATTGCATCATAATCTCTGAATACCTCTCTACGAACTTGTTGGTATGCCATTGATTGTGCACCACCTGCTTGTTCAAAGAAAGATTTCTGTAATTTGGTATATCTATCTCTTAATGATGATAAGTTTGTTTGTTGTCTCTCATCACCATCAAAGACGTTTCTCTTTCCGTCCTTATCGATAGTAACTACCGCTTGAGAACGAAAGAGTTTAGTTAATCTCCCAAAAAATGAAGTATCTGCCATGCTATTTTAATTTTAATTTGTAACCTTTATTTGTTTTTACCATGCTCTACAAGACCAATATCTTGCTTTGTGTCTTGGACCGGGATTATCACAATTATGTCTAGCCCTAAATGATTTTCTTCTTTCAGGATTAGATTTTTTAATTTTCATTGTTTTCTCTCCACCTTTTCCTTTGTGTCCAAAATTTACTTTCACAACGTTTCCTTGGGGGTTTTTTACATATACTTTGAATTTTTTAACATCACCTCTCATTGGTTTACCCAATTTTACTTTTCTACCTTGATACTCTGCTTCATCTAACTCAGGTTTGTATTCTTTCATAAATTCACAGAATTCTTTAATATCATGATAGTTTTCTACCATATATTCTTCTGTATGTATTTCTTCGTTTAGTAGTTTTTGTAATGATATCATAATATTTCTCCTAATATATAAATATAAGATTATTTAATTAACCAAGTTAAGTCCTCATCTCTATCACCAATTCGTTGTTTCCAAGGATTTTCTTCTAATTGAGTATTACCTCCAAATCCCATACCTGCTATATCTAATTGATGTGCTCCAATACCACCTAATGCCTGTTTAGTTAAATCAATTCCTTCTTGTCTTAATCTAAGTGCCGTATCTCTAACCCACAATCCGATTGCAAATGACATTGTTAAATCATCATTATAACCTCTCATTGCTTCAGCTCTATTTCCACTCCATATAAATGTAAATAATTCATCAATCAATCTTGAAGAACGAACTGTTACTGATTTATCTCTAAAGTAATCATCCAACTTTGATATAATCAAAGGTCGAGTTTTAGAAGTTGTCGAAAATCCTGCAACCATCCCTCGTTCCTCGGCTCTGTATCTATTTGATAGTTGGTGTTCAACATCTACATATTTTAAATCCTTACTCATATAGAATAAGTTTTGATATCCTCTATCGATTACTTGTTGAATTACTGCCCATCCAATATTTGCATTCTCAACTACTAACAATGCTTGATTATAATCGGTTGCGAGTGATACAAGAAAGTTACCAAAATCTTTTGTATCCAACTTTCCTCTATATTCTGCTACTTGTGTTGCTTCTTCAACATCTATTACATGACAAGCTGAATAATCGGTTGAATCTCCTCTCGCAACATCCGCTACTACCATGTATGATTTTGTATAGTTTGGATATTCCCACTTCCAAAGGTTTCCATCGAATCCAGTCTTTTCTACTGGTTCTTGTACAAATGATTCTTTGTAGAACATAAGTAATTGTGGGTCAATTACAGTATCACCAGAAGAAACGAAATCACAATCACATTCTTGTGCTGCTCCTTTTGGTCCTAATAGTATTTCTTGTTCATCTCTCCAACTTTGATTTCTTTCAGGATGTACTGTCCAATGTAATCTGATTGTATTGAATCCATTTTCTTCCTCTTCTGCACCTACCCAAGTTTTGTGAAAGAAATTTCCGACACCATTAGGAGTTGAAAGGATAATTGCGTTACCACCCGTTGATAAAGTAGATTGTGCTGATATCCAAATATCTTCAATCTTATCAATGAATGCTGCCTCATCAAATACTAATAAGGATAGTGCTTCAGAACGACCAGCATCACCAGCTGCTGATGTTGCTTTGATTTGAGAACCATTGGAATATCTCAAAGATAGTTTGTTATCTTCTACTGTTGTTTGTTTTAACCAACTTGGTAAGTATTGGTTCATTACCCTTACTTTAGTTACCAAGTTTTTTGCAACTTCTTGTTTAGTTGCGATTACCAATACATTAAAATCTTGATTGAACAACATTTTCCATAAAGCAAATCCTGCAGTTAAAGTTGAGATACCAGTCTGTCTTGATTTGAGAATAATATTGTATCTATGTTCAGCGAATTGGTCTAAAGTTCTTTCTTGAAATGGATATAAGTGAAAAGGAATCTTACCACGCACAGGATGTTGTATCATACAATACTTCTTCATGAAGTGTATTGGGTCTTGAGCACATTTTTGATACTCAAGTTTTATAATATCCTTTAAACTTTGTTTAGCCATTTTATTTTTTGCCGATTTTCCAATACATGGAACCTCCAACAAATGGTTTGTATAAACCAAGTTGGTTTGACATTCCAATGTTTAATCCATAAACGTTCATTTTCTTGGTTTTCACTAAAAGATTACCACTAAAATTATTTAATCCGTTTGTTTGGTCCATACCAACACCAAATCCATAATAGAATTCTAACTTTGGAAGTTCTTTTACGATTGTAGTATTGTAAACAGTTGGAATTTTAAAGAACCAATCAATTTCTCTTGATTCGATTCTATTTTGTGAAATAACATCAGTAAGAATACCATATCCTAAATCTCCACTTGGTTTGTTACCTAATGAATCAGTAACTACCTCTGGAAAATCATATGCAAGATTTAATGTATCTTTTACCGTTACCTTTGAGAAGTAATCTTTGATTATTGCAAGTGAATCTACATCAATTGGAATTTCAACTTCTTTAATTACTTCTTTGGTAATATACTTAGGTACATACTTTGTTACTTGTACTTCTTTTTCTACGAAAACTGTATCGATTTCTTTTTTGATTAGTTCATAATCTTTACCATCCACCTCTACAATTTCTTTATCACCATAATCAGGACCACATCCTCTCTGTAATGCGATAATGATTATAAGTGCTACTATTAATATCTCTTTTATATATTTTTTCATAAATAATGCTCCATCTTAGTTTCTCGTAATTTCTCGAATGCAACTTTTCTTTTTTCTTCGAGTTCTTTAAGTTCACCTTCACCGAAATCAATTAGTTCATTAATTTCTGCTCGAACTTCATCAATTGGTTTAGGTAATTTCCAAGTTTCAGTAATCTGTCCTTGGTCGTTAATCATCTCATATTCTTCTTTTAATTCAGAAAGAGATTGTTTGTATGAATCTAATCGTGTTTTTCCAAAGATAATCATACGAGTCCATACTTTATAATTTTGATATTCTTCCCAAACACCTGCTGATTTTATTTCATGTTCTCTATCTACAGTACAATTCAAACAATAACCTCCTTTTTGAATAAAGAGTTTATCTTTTTTTGTTTTTCTTGTAGTTTTACAATCAGGGTTTTTACAAGCGTTTTGTTCTTCAAGAAATTTTCTAATTTCTTGCATCTGTTCGTGGTTTTTACCAGTCTTTAAGGTATATCCTTCTTTCTTTTCGTATCTGTGGTGTTCATCTTCCCAAACATCACCCACCTTTCTATCTTCTTTCTTTGATTCCCAACCGACAGTTTGATTCTTTTCATACTCACCAGTTTGAACCATATCTACCAACTTCCTACGAGTTGGATGCATATATTTCTTTTTGAATTCTTTACCCATTGTGATATATTAGGTTATACTTTGTATATAAATATATAAAAATAAAGAAACCGAAAATTTTTAAAAGAAAATACCGAGTATTTGGTTTACGGATGCGAATGTACCTGTAAGTTTAAAAGTATTCCCTTTATATAAAAACACGATACCTTCATTTGGTACTATTTTTTTAGACCCACCGATAGAATTTAACCTTCCAAGTTCTAATTTAAGTTTTTCTATCTTTTTTGGGTCACCTGATTTCTTAACATCTTTGATTGTTTTATCAATTCGTTTCTTGATATCACGAACTGCCTTATCAGGATTAACAGTAAGTGCTGATGAAGTGAATTCTAATACTTCTGCACCTAATCCTAAGAAGATTTTTTCAAACTTCATTAAGTTATCCTTAGATATCTTCTTATGATTATCTTTATCTGTTTTCTTTGCCCATTCAAGTGTTTTAGAATCAGAAATATTCTTATTATCTAATCTAAACTTCTTATCCATGAACGCCCATCTCTTAACTAATCCCATTTTAGTTTTGTTATCAAGTGTTGATGGTGAATTTTTATCAACCCATTGTTCCCACCATGCTTGATGATAGTTTGCAACACCATCTGTATCCTTTAATTTAAATTCTTTTTGTAATTTAGATATTTGTGATGAGTATTTACTTCTTTTCTTAGATAAATCAGATGATTTAGGTAGTTTTAGTACAGGTGGTCCTTGAATAGTGTAGTTATCTTGTACATCTTTGTTAACTTGTTTAATCATACCAGCCAATATTCTTGCTGCTTCACCATTTTCACCAATTGCAACACCTTCATCATTATATTCCATCGTACCATGGAATACAAGTAACGCTTGGCCATAAGGAATTACATTAACTGATGTTGGATATATCACCTCAAGGTTCATAAAACAAGCACCTTGTTTAAAAATCTTATCTCTTTGTTTATCTGTAAGGGCTTTGATTGCATTTGAAAGGTCTTTCATCGCATAATTGTATGCATCACTCAATCCACCCCTACCTTGGAACTTATCTGATACACCTTTGATATCTAAAGCGTTCTCACCTTTGTTTTTTAGGTGTCCTTTGTTCCTCGCTGCTACTAACCTTCCATCTCTCCATGAAATTGCCAATGCTTGACCATCAGTTTTCTCTCTTGTGAACTCAAGTGTACCTTCAAGTGCTCTATTTACGATATCTTTAAGTTGTCCAAAGGTTAAATTGATATCAGTATCAAATGGGTGAGACATATGTCCATACGCACCACCTTCAGTTATCACCTCTTTACCTTCTTTGATGAATTTCTGTTGTTTAGCAACTTTTAATACTTTTTTCTTTTGTGAATCTGATAGTTTATCGTAATCTTTACCTCTAAATTCCTTATGAGAGATTACATCTAACATATCCATCACAGTTGTACGATTAGTAAGTTTGTTTTTACCTTGTGGGTGTGCGTTTGGATTAGAATCTTCACCTAATCCACTTCTATCGTGTTTAGAGAATTTACCTAATTTATCGAAAGCTCTAAATGATTTAACTTTATCTGCTTTCTTTGGTCTCATATCAGATAGTTGTTTGTACTTCATGTGGTTTCTTACAATGTAATAAACATTAGCAGTGTTACCACCAACTGATTCAATCCACTTCTTGTACTTCTTTACTAATCCTGCAGATACTTTCTCATGTCCAAAGTGTGTAATGTGTCCTTTCTTTGGATGAATACCAGCAGTTTCATCTTTTCCTATATCATGGAACATTGCTGCGATTGCAATATCAATATCATCTTCTTTGATTGAACGATTTACAACTGTAATTGTGTGTTTTAATACATTTCCTTCAGGATGTTTATCTGCTCTCTGTCCAAAGTTCTTTAGATTGTAAACTCTTTTTTGTAAATCAGAAGGCATCTTTTTGAATAATGATTTAAAATCTGTGATTCCTAATTCTTTTAATCCTTCTGTAATTGGTTCGTACTGATACTCTTGATTTGAATCAGTATTACTTCTTTGTTTTTTAACTCTTTTTTCGATTCGTTTTAAATCATCCTTTGAAGGATATCCCATACGAATACCACTTTGACCAGTACCAACTCCTACTTCATTTGTTTTACCAAACTTCTGTGCTTCTGCATCTCTTAATGCTGGTAAAAATCTAAATCTTGCTCTTTTAAGAACTCTTTTCTTTTTCCTTAATACATTCTTATGAACTATCTTTGCTTGTTGTATTGATAAATCCTTTTTCTTTATACCAGGAAATAAATCCTTCATAAATTCATCATATACTTGGAGATATGCTTTTTTGTATGCAATCTTTTTTAGTTTAGCAAGAGGTTTTCTTCTTTTCATCGTTCTTGCTCTTCTTCTTTGGATTTGAGCCCTCTTACCAGCCATGGCTGCTTTTCTTCTAAGTAAATCTGCTGGTCTTAGTTTACCTTTACTCTCATCCAATCCCATCTTTTCTCTCCAAGAATCAAATGCATCATAATCATATTCTTGTTGTTGTGAATCCCAACCACACGAATGACACAGATATTTTTCTTCATCATCTTCTTCGATATCCCAAGAGTGATTACATTTTTCACATCTTACTGCAGTTCCTGCAAGTTCTGCAATAAATCCTTCTTTCATCAATCTAAAGTTTACCACTTTTCTACCATTGATTGTTGGCATTCCATGTTCATCTTTACCAATAGTTTTAACAACTGTCTTTTTGTTTTTAAATCTACCAGTCAAAATAGTATCACCAACTTTTACAGGTAATGTAATTGCTTCATTTAAAGATGCTTCGTATTCTTTCTGAGAAACCTTATCTCCTTTTTGAGAATCTAACGATGCATCTTTGGTATCTTTAGTAGAATCTAATCCTTTTACCAATTCATATCCAACCATTGCTGCTTGTCTAGTTACATGAGTGAACCACTTAGAGTAAGCATCACTTGAATAGATATCAACTTGGTTAGTTGCAGTTTGTGTACCCAAGATACCTGCTGGGAATGGTGTTACTGCTTTTACTGGCCCATCTGGATATATTGGATGTTCATAATAATCTTCAATATCTTTTGAAGTAATCATATTTACTACCTCATAACCAATTTTAGCAGCTCTTTTTGCAGATACTCTTTGAAAAACATTATAATTAGGAATAAAGAAGTTTGGCCCATCATCTGCCTGACCTGCACTCATCTTCGATGCCTCGTTGATGAGCCATTCTTCAATAATCTCTTTAGAAATCTCAATACCCTCATTAAGTTTATCTGTTATCATCTTAAAAATCGTTGCATTGAACTTTCCATATGCACGTTTTCTAAAGAAATCCTTTTTTTGTTCGTCCGAACCAACTGATAACCCATTACGAGTTTCAGTTCCACTTATACCACCTCCACTTGAGGGTGCAGCATAAACGTACCCACCATCTCTATAACCAACTGTTGGTTCTCCCTTCCAAGGTTGGAAGTATTTACCCCCTAATCGATTTTTATCCTTTTCACCCACAACAGTTACAAATGCAGTTGTTTCTTCATCAAACTTTTTGAGTATCTCTGTGGGTTTATATGGATTCTTGACTTTATGTATTTTAGATTTTGGAATTCCAAACATAGTAGTCATAATTTTCACCTTCTCTTTGAAGTTAAAAGGTGATTTAGGTCTTTCAACCTTATCAGATGTACCAATGAACACATTATCCTTACCGAACTTTTTGACAAGGTGTTGGTAAGTACCATAATGTCCTTTATGCATAGGTTGAAACCTACCGACATAGATAACTACGGTCTTTTTTATAGGATTTTCATCCTCCATTATACTCTCTACGAGAAATTTGGAAAGTTCGTTCATATTCGGTACACCTTGTCAGTATATAAATATAATATCTTTAAAGATTAGTGGTTTTTGTAAATGAATGGGTCTCTTTTACGAAGTTCTTCTAATTTTTTTTTATAAATTTTTTCTTGCTTACGCTTTTTGAAGTAATTTCTTATTTTCTGAAAAATATTCATTTGATAAAAATTTTTTAAAGTTATTTGTAATAGTTTGTTCGTTTTTATGTGAAAACTTTTTTAAATGTTCTCTATTATGAATAAGTATTGGTTTTATCTGTTTAAGTATTTGTAACCATTCTTCATTAGTTTTATCACATAACTCTTTAAATACCACAAATACCTTCATCATACGTTTTGAAGCTGATGATTCATTATCATAACTCTCATCCCATACAGAATCAAAGGTTTTAAAACCTAAGTTTCTTAAGTTTTGTAATCCATGATGAGGTCCTAATAAAATAAATGGATGGTATTGTTGTATGGGTTTTAATATTTTTTCAGTTGTTCTTGAATTCCATCTATCAAAAAATTCAGTTTCTGCAACTAAACTAAAATATGTACTTTCATATAAATTAGTATCATCTACTTCTAACTCTCTACCACTTATAGATTGAAAATCTGTTACATCTAAATCAAGTTTATTTATTTTTTGTATTTTATCATATCCTAATAAAATTTTATGTTTATCTTTTGGAGTAAACTCATCAAATGGATATTGAGCTAAATCATAAAACATATCCGCAGATATATATTTGTTTTGTTCTAATGATTCTTTCAAATCATCCTTTTCTAATAAATCTTTATTAAATTCGAAATCAAAAGAAATTAAATTTTCATCTAATAAATTTTCATAACCAATTAGCGATAAAAACATTCTTCTATGTAAATGTAATCTTCTGTTTAACATGAGACTTTTAAATTTTTTCTTTTGTATTATACTTTCTTCTTTTACAAATATTTTTTTATTTTTATCATCTAATAGTTCATTACCCTTGTTTCTTAAAAACTCATCAAAAAAATAAAAAGTTAAACTTTTACTTGTATCTAAATTAAGTTTTTCTAAATATGTTTTATTGTTTTCATAATTCTTATAATGATTTGAAACAATAATGACTTTGTTAGGATTTATATTATTATTTTGAAGAGCTACATATATGTGAGAAAAGTATCTATAAGGCATTTCTGATTCAAGTCCAACATAAATCAGTATTTTAAAGTTTTCATATTTTTTTAAACTTTGAATTGTTTTATCTGATATAAAATCGAATACACTTTTTCCTTCAAATTTATTACCACCAAAAAATTCTTCTGTTCTACCCATTGTATTTATGGAGTAATAAAATACATTAGAGGTATTTGCGTATTTTGATAAAACATCAATATGAATGTTTCTATGTCTAATAAATCTTTGAAAATAGTTTTCACCACTTGTTAACAAATAACCATTTTCTCTGTTATAAACCTTTTCAGTACTTTCTTTATCTGATTTAAATGATGTATCAAAAAAATGTGGATACATATTAGGGTTAATACCATTGTTTATATATCCATTAGCTGAAATAAAGTCATGTACAAAAAATATCATTACAAAATATTAATAATATCATTATCATAAAACTCTTTTACAAAATTTGATTTTATTTTTTCTAAAATAAATCCTCTATCAAATTTAAGTAAAATATTTCTGTTATGTTCTAATATTGGTTTTATTTGGTTTAACATATTTGCCCATTCTTCATCTGATTTGTTGATTAGCTCTTTAGTTAATTCAAATACTTTTTTCATTCTTAACCAATTATCTTCCTCTAAATCATAACTCTCATCCCATATAGAATCAAAGGTTTGTATTCCATATGATTTTAGTTTTTTAAGAGTATATGGACTTCCTAATACTATAAATGGATGAAAATGTTGTATGGGTTTAATTGCCTTTTCAGTAAATGATTCTTGAAACTTAGAGAACTCGGTTTCTAATACTACACTAAAAAATGTTTTTTCATATAATTCTTTTGTTTCCATACCAAAACCATGGATATAATCAAAATCATCATAATCTAAAATATTTTTTTCTTTAGCATTTAATTTATCAAACCCATTTATTATTTTTTCATTTTCTTCACTTGGTATTGTAATTGGTAGTGATGGATGTACTCCTAATTTTTCTTTTAAATCAGTCATCATGTTTAATGAATTATCCAATGAATACAATGTATCATTGAGTAAATCACTTTCAAACATTAAACACATATAGATAAGTCTATGAAATCTTAATCTTCTATTTAGTATAAGAGCTTTCTTTTCTTTCTTTAGATTAATGTGAGATATATCTGCAAATGTTGATTCTAACCCTTGTCCATATTCTTCCAAACCAAGATTACTTCTTAACTCTAAACACTTAAAGGGTAATGGCCAATTATATGATGCTAACTTTGGAGTTTTATCTATACCATATTTTTCTTTAAAATCATCTAAGGTGAATTTATTTGAATTACTACCATTTACAATTAATAATTTATCAAATGGTATTTTATTAATCTTAAATAAGTTGTAAATAATTTTTAATTCATCTGAATCAAAGTAAGGTTCCCCAGCGTGTTCTAAATAAATAAAAAAATTACTACATTCTCTTAGGTAATTTTTAGCTCGTTCTGATATAAAGAAAAAAGATGTGTTATGTTTTCTTTTTCCTCTCGATAAAAATTCTATAATATTACCAGTTGTTGATAGTGGATATAAGTATAAATCATTTTCATCAATTTTTTTTAAATCAGCTACTGTTATTTCTTCACTATTATCATACTGATATAAATAAGAGGGTTTACTATACTCAATTGTATGTTGTATATTTTTATGAAATTTTTCTTGATTTGTTTTTGAAAATGAAAAGTCATCATCAAATAGAAATTCCAAATAACTTGGATTTATTCCATTGACTAATTTACCATAAGAACTTTCAAATTCATAAACAAAATTAATTTTCATAATACAACTCTGGATATTCTACTATAATATGTATTCCACCTTCGGATAAAGCTCTTTCATAAGCTGGAACAATTTTATCTACTGTATCTAATTTTGTTATTGTACAATTTGTAACTATTTTTTCAAATGCATCAGTATAATCTGCTTTGTGTTGATGTCCAGGGTCTAAAGGTTTATCACTACCTTTACCAACTCTTACAATTACATTTGGTTTCCACTCACCATCAGACATTGCTTCTAATTTATCTAAGTGATTTACCAATTGATTACAAGCAAGAATTAGAAAATCCCATCTTGGATAAAAAGTAACAACTTGATGACCTGTCATAGCCAATCCCATTGTCATTCCCATTTGGGTTTCTTCCATTACTGGTGTTTCTATCATTCTTTCTTTTGGTAACCCTTCAATTGTTTTTGACATTGGATTTCCATAATAAACTATTTGTTGTCCGATGAATATTGTTTTATCATCTTCCATTGTAAGTTTCATTGCTTCTGTTAAAGCATCTAAGTAAGGTGTATATTCTGGTTGTGCCATTATATCATTTTTGGTTTAAAATCTATTTTATGTTTAACTTTAAAATTATCTTCATCTAATTTTTTTATAATAGAATCAGCAACTACTCTATGTCCATATAAGTTAAAATGCTCATCGTTTTTTTGAACTCCATACTTTTGAAAATCTGATAAGATTGTAAAATTATAACTTTCATTATTTTCTAAAGGGTCACCATCTACTTCTAAATCTTTTACTAAATTATAAAACGATTTAAAAGTTCGTGAACCTAAATGTATATCTACATGCCTATGTTTAAAATATTTTGCATATAAATCATGTTCTGGTATGTCCGGGTCCCATGAAATACAAACTACTTTAATACCAAGTTTTTCATATTCAAGTAATAAATCATTAACTTCTTCAATTATTTGTTCAATTGATAAATCAAACTTTAAATAGTCTCTTTCTTTTGCTGTAAACTGAAATACAAGTAAATCAAAATCAGTTTTTTTAAACCGATTATGTTTTTCTATCAATTCAGAACCCCAATCTAAAAGAGTTTTGTGGTCACCTCCATTTCCAGGATTTGTAAACCACCATGTATTATAATAATCAGCTATCAAAGAAATAAATTTATGTTTATCTTTGAATGCCTCCATTGCAGGTGTAACAGTTCTATGGTTAAAATAATGGTTTTCAGAAAAGGGTAATTCATTTAAGTTAGAATAAAAATATAGCCCTTCTCCCCATGTAAACGAACATCCAATGCCCAATACACCTTTACTCATTATGGTTTTGAATTAGGGTCAAACTGGTCTTTGTTTTCTTTATACCATTTTAGTGCATCTTCCAATCCACTTCTTAAATCGTACTTTGGTTTCCAACCAAGTTTGAGTAGTTTCTCATTTGATAATAATCTCTTTGGAATCATAGGGGCTTTATTGTTTACAAACTCAATTGGATTGTCGTTCCCCTCAATCTCTTTGATAAGTTCCAATACCTCCATTACAGTATATCCTTTTCCATAACATACATTGTAGATATCATACTCATCAACATTTTCTGCAACACATATAAATCCACTAACCATATCATCAACATGAATGATATCTCTTACTTCAGTACCATCACCCCATAGTGGAATTGGATTCAAGTTATCTGCTACTTTTCTAATGTTCGCTGGTGTAACATGACATTTTTCAAAATCAAACTTATCATTAGGTCCAAATGAATTAGAAGGTCTGATGATTACACACTGCATTGGGTCGTGTATTTGATTTGAAAAGAATTCACATAATGTTTCTCCATACCTTTTCATCCAGCCTACCGCTTTGTAGACCGGATATATGTTTGGAGTTTGAACTTCCATATCTTCTGTACAATATTCATCACCCACATCTGGATAAGTTGTGTTGGAAGATATAAACATAAACTTACGAACTTTGTTTCTCCAACTTTGTTCCATAAGATTTGTGTTCATTTCCACATTAGGTGTTACATGGAGTAGTGGATTCACCTTTGTATCCAACGCATTGGATGTGTTCGCAGCACAATGAAAGACAACATCGACACCTTTTGATACTAACTCACAGAAAGATGCTTCTCTCAAATCTCCATTGATGTGTTCCACATTCTCATAACCATCGAAATCTTTGCGTAACTCCCTCGACCAACTTGTTGACCTTAGGTTAGTGTAACCACTTTGATATAACGATTTTAATAATCTTGAGCCTATGAACCCACTTGCTCCAGTAACTAATATTTTATCTTGTTTTTTCATAATAATTATATGTTTCTTTTATACCTTCTTCAAATCCTAATTTTGGTAATAATCCGAATTGTTCTTGTATCTTAGTACTCATTTTTCTTCTCATATCACCATTGGGTTTGGATGTATCCCAATTTATTTTTATTTCTTTTCCGCTAACCTTTGCAACAGTTTCAATCATTCTTTTGATTGATATTTCTTCTCCACTACCTAAGTTAGTAGTAATGTGTAATTTATCTTCGTAACATTTAATACAACCATCTGCAACATCCCCAGCGTATATAAAATCTCTTGTTGGTGTTCCATCTCCCCATGCTTCAATCTCACCATCTGATTCGTAAACCTTTCTACAAGTTGCTCCGATTACAGTTGCACCTTCACCAAAGTTATCATATTCACCAAAAATATTTGCTGGTCTTACGATTGTAAAATCTTCCCAACCATGTTGTACTTTGTAAGCTTCTAAATACAACTCTGGTATTCTCTTACTCCAAGATGGAAACCAATCGTTAGGAGATGGAAGTGTTTTCCAAACTGTATCTTCTACAAATTCTTCTGCTGGTTCATAAACTCCTACTGAACTCATAAACACTAACCAGCATTTATACTTGTAACAATTTTCTATAATGTTTATGTTTACCTTTATAGAAGGTTCTAAAAAATCTAATGGTTTTTCTTTTGCTCTGATTGGTGAACCTTTGATTCCAAAACAATTTATAACTCCATCAAATTTCATTTCTTGAAATGTGTTTGAAACATCTTCATAATCTCGTAAATCACATTTTGCAAAATGAAATCTATCATCGATAATTGTTTCTTTCATATCAACGATATCTAAACCATATACTGCATAGTTTTTATCAAGTAATTTTTCAACTACATGAGTTCCAACCAAACCACTACAACCTGTTACTAAAATTCTTCCTAAAACACTACCCATTTGCCTGTCCCATAGTGGGGATATTTTGATTCATACTTATAATAAATTACATCTTCTGGTATTTCTCTTTGTTTACCATTCCATGTATCTAATGTTGGTGTATTTGTTGATACACCATTATCTTCTACCACAAAGTAGAGTGGTAAATCATAATTTCTTGCGTATTTGTGAACTTCATAAAAGATACCACTTTCAAATGCCATATCACCTAAGAAAACCCAAACCTTATTTGGTGAGTTTTGTAACTTAAGTGCTTTTGCAACTCCTAATGCAATTGGTAAAGTACCAGTTACAATTGCTGATGCGTAAAACTTTGAATCTTTATCTACGATTGTAATCGATTTACCATCAAGTATTTTTTGTTTTAATACTGAAGGCTCCATTCCATGTAATAGTGCATGATAGTGAGACCTCCAAGTTGAAAATACCCAATCTTCGATTCCTACCTTACTGAATATTTTAATAAGTTGTTTTTCATTACCATTTGATAAATGGATTGGTCCTCTAATCTCTCCATTTTCCCAATGGGAAATAATATCATCTTCAAAATTAATTAAATCTTGTTCAGACCAATTTCCATCTACCCATCTATCTTCATGGTAATCTAAATTTTTAATGTTCATATCTATCTCTTTTTGATAATATTGGTGATTGTATTGGCCAATCTATCTTATACTTAGGATTATTAAATACAATCGTTTTTTGTTTTGTCTCATCATTATACTCACCTTTGTATGCCATTTTATAGAAAAACATTGAATCATCTTCCATTACAAAATGTCCATTAGCAAACATCGGTGGAATAAGAACTTGTGTACCTGTTTCAGGTGAAAGTACAAATGATTCCCATTTACCATATGTTGTAGAGTGAGGTCTAACATCCAATACCACTAAATAAATTTTACCATGAGGACAACTAACTAATTTCCAAGTTTTTTCATCATAATGCATTCCTCTTAGAACACCATACTTTGATTTGGAATATCTATCGTGTTTAAATTGTAATCCTTCGTTTCTTTCTTTTGCAGGTAATAATCTATCGTAATAATCTGAATGATATGTAGTGGAGATTGAGCCTCTAAATTCATAGTAAGTAGATGGTTGTACTACCTTTACTTCTTGTAATACAGAACCATTGTAATAATGGAAATCGTTCCAATCTCTTTCTTTATAAAATATACTTCTATTTAATGCCATAACCTAATGGAAAATCATTTCTATAACCCGAACTTAAATTACTAATAAGTATCGTATATGTTTTAATCAATTCTTCAATTCCCTGTTCTAATGTGTATCTTGGTCTCCATCCACATGATTCTAATTTTTCATTTGATACAATATAATCTCTTTTATCAGGGTCCTCGTAATTATCATTGTAAAAAATTTGGAATGAAGGTATTTGGTCTTGTATTGCTTCACACAATTGTTGTTTTGTAAGATTTGCATCAGATAATCCTACATTGAATACCATACCACTCCATTGTTCATATTGATTTATCATTTTTCTAAATACCAATGCTACATCTCTAATATGAATAAAGTTTCTTACAAATTTTTTCTCAAATAATACTATCGATTTATCTGTTAGTGCTTTGTAAACAAATTCGTTTACTAATAAATCCATTCTCATTCTTGGTGAAGTTCCAAAAACAGTAGCGAGGCGAAGGGAAATACCTCCTATCCTAAGTACTTCTTCTTCTGCCTTCACTTTGGTTATCCCATAATGGGAAATGGGGTTTAGTGGACTATCTTCCGTACAAACTCCATTCTCTCCTATCCCATATCCACTATTTGTGTTCGGATAAACCACCTTTTTATTATATTCTTCTGCTAAATCACAAACAAACTTTACGTGCTCATAATTTATTTGTGTTGCTAATTCTTTATCTCTTTCACAAGCAGGAAATCCTACGATTGCTGCTAATGGTATGATAACATCATGTGTAATTACTAATTCTTTTAGTAGTTCTCTATCTCTAACATCACCATTTATAAATTTAAAATTGTTGTAATGAGAAAAATTTATAAGTGATGTTTGATTATACATCATATTATCTAAAACTGTAACTTCTCTCCAATCTTGAAGTAGTAATTCTGTTATTACAGAACCTAAATAACCTGCTCCTCCTGTGATGAGTACTTTTGTCATAAAACTGAGTTTAATTCTTTAAATGTATTTTCAAAAGATTGATTTCTTGATTTATCTAAAAATTTATTATTTTTTAAGAATTTTTGCCAAACGAAATCTTTCATCTCATTATCGTTCATGTTTTGAAGAGAACCCTTTATTCCACTTACAATATGTGATGGTATTTCTTCGTTATATAAATATATATCAAATTTTTTATTTATTGAATTTTTTGCTGATTGTGGTAGATTTGATGGTGAATAAAAATCAGGATGTGATACATCTAAGAAGTAAGGATTCAAATCCATAGATAAACACCAATCAATCAATTCATCTAAATAAAATATGTTTAAATTAGTAACTGTTATCGCAACATCAAAGTGAATCTTATCAGATTTGTATTTTAACCAATTATTAACATTGTTAGTAACCTTTTTCCAATCACCATGATGTCTTATATAATTAAATCTATCATTTATACCATCAATTGAAAAAGAAATTACTACTCTTTTAAATTCTTTTAAAATATCAATGTACTCTTCTCTGAAGATAGTTCCATTTGTGTTAAAAGAAAGTTCTTGGTTTTTTGCATAACCAAGTTCGATTGATTTTTTAAGAGTTTCCCATTGTTTTTTTACTAACATTGGTTCACCTCCATACATATCTATCTGTTGTACATAAGGAAGTGATTTTTCTAACTCATTCCAAAACATAGATTCTTCTTCGTATGATTTATATTGAGTTCTCACCCATTCTTTGTAAACTTTATCATCAGAATGCCCACCACCTTCATCGTGTATTGCTCTATGTTCATCAAACCACTTAATTGATGCCCCAACACCACACATTCTACAAGCAAGATTACAAGTATTACCTAAATTTAGTTCTAAATACTTTACAATTGGTTTTTCTTCGTATCCTAATCGTAAATCTCGTGTTCTTCTACTCTCACCATGATATTTTTCATCATCCCAACACCTTTTACACCCATCATGGTAAATTCCATTCTCTAAATCATCAATAAGTTGTTTTCTATCAGGATTATTCATCATTTCTTCAAAAGTATGAGTATCCGTCTTGATAATTCTTCCATTTTTATCTTTAAATGGTTTAGATTCATCATAAAAACAACATGGCATCACATATCCACCATTTGCTACTCTTAATCCGTTATATGAGTGGATGCATCTTAGATTCTTCATAGTGGCTTACATAAATTATGTGAAAATTTTCTTTATCTTTGATAAAATTGAAAAAATCAGGCGTTAAAATTCGTTCAAGTGGAGTTTCTCTTAAATCATTATCCAATGGTATCAAATATGTGTAAGAATCATTGTATTTTAACTGATGTATTAGTTGATGAGTTGATACTTTTTCTATATTATGGAAATAATCTCTATTATGCACCTCTCTAAGTTCCTTTTCCATGATAGAAGAGATTGTATCTTTATCATAAGTGTATGGAATATACCCATTAGGTCCAACTAAATCATATGCAATTAAAATTTTACTCATAATTTTACATTTATCATCTTTGCTTTTGGTGAAATCTCTTGAATTTCGACCAATTCGTACTTTAAAGAGTTCATACCATCTGATTTATAATCCCACTCACCTGTCTGCATCTGTTTTATATACCTTCTTTCGTTCCTTGCGGTGGTTTTTCCCTTTTTCCACTTCATCGTATCACCAACTTTAACCAATCCTTCATCTTCATGCTCCAAACAGAACATTCTACCAGGTACTCTATGTGGTACTGTGGTGTGTGGTACTAAAATATCCTCTTTTAAATATTCACAATCAAAGATTTCACCATCTGCATCTCCTATTTTATCCTTTGCTTCACCATTTTCAAAATCCATATGAAAAACTAACCCATCTTCAGTCGGATTTTTCGAAATATTTTCTACTTCATCTTTTGATAGTGCTCTTTTCCACATCTTAACATCAGCAATATCTCCTTTTAACCATTTTGCAACATCATTTTCACCAACAGAAGTAGTAGTTCCTAAATAATAAGGAACATTTCCATATCTTTTTAAGTGTCCTTGGAAATATTGTGGTGAAGCAGTACCAGTTCCCCATCTTGCATCACTTTCTTTACCATTCATATAAAAGTGAATCTTACCATTATCTACTACTAAGGTAACCCAAGCCCATAAACCTTCGTATCGTTTCATCCATTGATATAAATGTTCACCTTCATTGTTCCATAATTGAGCAGTATAAGCTCTTGAGTTGTTGTAAGATAACCCATAATC